TAATACGACTTCTGAAAGGTTACAAAACTGATAAGGACGTAAAATAATTTCTGAACAGGGGTTAGTTCCGTAGTGTATATCTGGATCTCTTCTTCCATATTTGGCTGCTTGGGCTTGAGCTGCGGCCACGTTATATATACCTCGTTCTCCAGACTTTGAGTCATAAAGTGATTTCCATTCTGCAATAAATTGCTCCATCTCTGGCTTGCGAGAATACGCAACAGAGTTATTAGAAAGAGCACGTTGTGAGTTGTGTTCCCACCAGTTACCAGTTTTTGCTTGTGCCATTTCAATATCATTAATATTAGAAAGAGAAATTAATGCAGATCTTCTAACTCCTCCTACAACTACTATTTCTCCAATCTTACACATAATATCATGCGCTTCAATTGGTTTAAATGATCGACCTGCTGCAGTTTTAAATTTTGCAATTGTAAAATCAAATAAGTTAACTAAAGGTTGAGGTCCTGATGATCTTCCACCCATAGTTTTAAGTCTTGCGCCTGCTGGACGAAGTTTGCTTACATCAATTGAAGGAATTTGTCCAGACCAAAGAAGTGCTAGTAATTCACGAAATGCTTTTGCCCAACCAGACTTAGAATCCTCAACAACAATTATTGTTGTAGACTTTTCAAAAGATTCTGGAATAGAGGGAAGTTTGTTAATGTATTTATACTCAACAGAAAATCCCACTCCTGTGCCGCACATAAGAATATACATTGTTTCGTCAAATGATCTTGGTGAGTCTACTGGAATGAACGAACAGTTATATCCCGCTACGTGATCTCTATCTAAAGCAGCACCTGCTGTCATTACAGAACGCATTGATGGCATAACGTCACGGTTATAAACTGCTTCTTTTAATTCTTTTAATAAATTTTCATCTGGAGTGTAACCATTATTTTTTTCAATAGAATTTAACATATAGTCAAAATATCTATCTACTGTTTCTCCCCAAGTTTCACGACGGTTTTCTTCTGACATCCATCTTGCATAACGAGACAATGCAATAAAATTTTCATATGGGTTTTCAATAGCTTTTGACATATAGACCTTTTTCTCCGCCCAGCGGTTTAATTATTTTTTTTGAATGAGATCTAAGTGTATCAAACTTTATTTATAAGAGGAAGTGGTTATAAGATTTTTTTAAAAACATTTTCAAAAGCATTATTAGTCAACTGATCCCAATTATAATTTTCATGTATTTTAGTTGACTGAGTATAATAATATGAAGAATATGCTTTAAAATTATCTACAGATTCTTGCATCATCTCAAGTAAGTGTTCAGGGTTTGGCTTATAAACATTTCCTGGATGCATTAAATCCCATGGAGATTTAACTAAAGTAGATTTTAATTTTAACGGACCTAAATAATTTTTATAATGTGCCCAATCATAAGTAGAAATCGTTGGCATTCCTGTTGCTAGGGCCTGAAGGGGAATAAATCCAAATCCTTCCCCGTATGTTGGATAAACTAATATATCGTGTTCATGATAAAGATTAACTAGATCTTTATCGTCTAGAACCCTATCGTCTAATGTTATATTATTATATAATTGATGTGGAACACCTATAATATTACCAGTTTTATTATATACTCTAGTTATACTTGATTTATAGACTTTAAGTGTTAAAGAGTAGTTTGGATTATTTCCGAATAATTTAATAAAAGCATCGACAGTTTCTTGACCACCTTTTCTAGGTGCTGGCTCTCCAATGTGCAAAAATTTTATAACATTTTTCTTTTCACGTTTTTTTGGACTCCAAATAGGATCTATCCCGTGTGGGAAAACATTAGATATATTAAATCCATTGTTTTGATAAACATCCTTACACCAATCAGATGTTGTCCACATCTCATCACAAGCATTAATATTAGTTTGCCAAGATTTAGGTATTGTAGTTGATTCCCAAGGAGTATATCCAATTTGATATTGATATCTATGCAACTTATACAAAGGGGGCTGTGAAAAATTAATTTGGATTTTAGCTTTTGGATTTTGATATGTTAGCCTATGACCCATTTTAGTTAAAGATTCTGCTATTTTAAATCCAGCATGACCGTACCCATTACTCGTAGTTAAGTTTACTCTAGGCGTAGAATATGATATTTCCATTAATTCTTTCTGGTCAACTAAGTTGACACCGCTTGTCAACTAATGCTACTATTATAGTTCGTTATCTCTAAAGGAGGAATGCCAATGGAGAAAATTATAGAACGTTTGAGCGATGTTGCTCATAACTGGTCTTATATAGGAATGATAACATTATTTCTATTTACTGTCCAGCCTGGTCCTACATCAACTCAAGCTTTAACAACTTTACCTGCAAAGGTAATTAAAACCGAAAAACAACTAAAAAGAGAAATAATAGATAAGTTCAGCAATGATACTTACAAGCATTCAGAAATGCTTGCAGCTTCAGATTTAAAAGATTTATTATGGGCTGTAGGATTTGAAGGAACTGCTTTAAAAACAGCTTGGAGTGTTGCTCGTGTAGAGTCTAATGGGAGACCAATGGCTTTAAACGATAACATCAAGACTGGAGATAAATCTTACGGAATTTTTCAGATTAACATGCTAGGGGAACTTGGCATAAATCGTAAAGAAAAATTTGAATTAGTTTCAAATAAGGAATTATTTGATCCAGTAACAAACGCAGAGATAACGTATTATATGACCAAAGGCGGAAAAGATTGGTCAGCATGGTCTGCCTCAACAGGCAAGGCCAAAACTCTTGTAAAAGAGTTTCCAGCATCATAAGGAGCAATATTGGGTAAGATACAGAACGTATCTAGATATATAGCTTTATCAGAAGAGGGCCTTGTTCCAAGACTTGAATGTCCAATGGATCAGGGCCTTTTGATGCCAAACATGACTTTGGACGACAAAGAGTACCTATATTGTCTTTCATGCAATTATCAAAATTTCATAGGAATTAAGTTCTATGAAGATATACTTAAAAAAATAAAGGTGGTAGAAAGTGTCTGATCAACAATCTCAAAATTTAGAAGATAACCTTCCAATGGTTAACTATATAATGCTTCATCGGATATATGACATGTTAACAATCATGGCTAATGGAGTAGATCCTGACAAAACTGAAAAAATGATTAAATATCATCAAGATGGTTACCTGTTAGGTCCTTCTCCTTCATTTACCCCGCAAGAAGAAATAGATGAAGATTCTATTGAAAAGGTCCTTGACTTAGAAAAATAATTATTTTATAATGATTAGGTATGGGTCGTAGCATCCCACAATGTTCCCCATACTTAGTTCGTAAGAACTAGCACTGCCCAATCGGATCCGCCTCTGGTTGGGTTTTGTGTTTGTTAGAGATAATATTAATATATTGTGTGAACCAGTTTAAATATAGTGCATTGCGAAAAAATTAAAGTGCGAAAAAAGTGCTTCGGCGAGATAGAGACCCCTTTACCCATATTCTCACATATGACCCACCACATATCCCTAAACATTTGCCATAAGGGCCTTAGAGGGCCGATATGGGCCTAATATAAAAAGGCGGGTGGAAGAGATATATAGAAATTAACCTACGGTTATCCCTAATCCCCTATATAAGCATCAATATACAAAATACAACATATAAACTCAATACCAGCAAAAGTAATCTATTTTCATCTTTCATTCATAATATCCTAGTCGACTATAATATATTATACTATAATAGCAAGGAGTATGTAAGCTATGGTTAGGATTAATATACTGGATAGGAGTTTATTGGTTAGGTTTTTCACTTTTCCCCGCTTTTCTTTTATGAGTTCTAATACGATGACAGTTTGAGCATACGATCTCACATTTAGCTATTTCTTCATCTATCTTCTTCTTAGATAGAGTATTAATTAATTCCATTACATTCTTCTGCTTACGCCCACGAACATGGTCAAAGTCCATCACGTAGTAAGGATAAGAAACTTTACAGTCTAAACAAGGAGAAGAAGATTTCATCTCCTGGATATATTTTATCAGATGAGATTTATGTTTTCGATCAGTCGTTTTTTCCGACTTCATACCCTAAGTATATCTTTTAATTATTATAATCCATATATATCTTAGTTGACTAGAATATTAGATGATATTAAATGTTAATAAAATTTTTATTTTCTGATATATGTCTTATATATTCTTTTTAATGGATACTTCCAGATTTAGAGCATACAACCCCTACACCCCTTAAATCTTATTAGGATCCCCCGAAATTGTCTTAAGGTAGTAAACCCGCAATTCATCGGTTGAACTTATATTGGATATATAAGCCAAAGCTAACAACACTTCCGTCATTGTCGCACTTGGAGTTTAACCCCTTGATATTATCTCCGAAAACTGTCCAAGATGAAAATTATAGCATTAAAAAATTATAGATGTCAACAGAGTAGCTTCCCGCCAATTTATTATAACATTTATAATTGTAGTCGACTAATAATTTAGATTTATGAAAATGTTAATAGGATTTTATTTTGTATGATGCACAACTTTTAAATGTCCGATTTGTCCAAATAGAGCGACCATATATAGGGGGTCTGTGTCTTAACTCACAAAATTAATTTACAAATTGTCCGACATGTCCGATTTGTGAGTGGCAAAATGTCAGTGCCCGCATATAGACTTATAGTATAAATTAAATAAAGAAAAAGAATTAGAGAGTGTGAGCCTCGCAAATAATCCGAAAGGTGAGCCGAGCAAATAAAACTCTCATCACGAAAGTATCTTAG